GCGAGCGCGATGTTCGCCTAGAGATAGAATTTTCGTAAACTAATCCAATATGACCTGATCGGTATTAATTCAGTGCTCTTATAAAAATGACGTATAAATTATTTTGTTTAGGGTATTGTGGTGTATATTTATATATATAATCGCGCTAGGAGTGTCGCATATGAGTACCGGAGGGGTTAGGCTTGGCTCATCTTATGATGAAGCAAGGACTAGAAAGGTAAATGCTGAGGCTGAGATTGCGGAGCTGGAGTTAGCTAAGGTTCGTGGTGAGCTGGTAGTTGCTAGTGATGTAGTTCAGGCTTGGGATGACGTTCTATCGGCAATGAAGGGCAAGCTGATGTCCATCCCAACGAAAGCGGCCCCAGTAGTGTCAGCCGAGATAGAGGCTGGCGTATGTCAGAAGATAATCGAAGACCTCGTTAATGAGGCGCTAGAAGAGCTATCAAATTATGAGCCAAAGATTGACCCTACAACAGCGTCTTCAGGTAGTGGAGCATCTGAAGAGGCCGATTCAGTCACTAAAGCCGCCACCAAAGCTAACGGTAAGCGAGTGGGCAGACCAAAAAAGGCGTCTGGACTCTCAAAGTAGTAGCGAGCCTGGTCGGTGGCATACATCTAGGGCTGAGTACCAGCGAGGGATAATGGATGCCTGCTCAGATCCATCAATTCGCGAAGTTGTTGTCATGGCTGGCGCTCAGTTAGGTAAGTCGGAGGCTATTCTTAATATTATCGGGTTTCATATAGAAAATGACCCGTCACCGATACTCGTTCTTCAGCCTACAGTTGAGATGGCTCAGTCATTCTCAAAGGATAGAGTCGCTAACGGGCTAATACGCTCAACTCCTTGCTTACGTGACAAGGTAAAAGACCCGAGAGCGAGAGATTCTGGTAATACTACACTACACAAGATATTTCCTGGCGGCGCTTTGACGATGGTTGGCGCAAATAGCCCCGCTGGACTTGCTTCTAGGCCGATTAGGTTAGTGCTTTGCGATGAGGTTGATAGATATCCCGCGTCTGCTGGATCTGAGGGCGATCCAATACAGCTAGCCAGAAAACGAAGTGCGACATTCTGGAACAGAAAGATAGTTATGGTCTCCACGCCGACTAACAAGGGTGCTAGCCGCATTGAGGAGGCTTTTGAAGGGTCTGACCAAAGGCATTATCACGTCCCTTGCAGACACTGCCACGAGTACCAGAGGCTTGTTTGGGCTAACGTAAGATGGACTGACGATGATCCAGAGACTGCGGCTTATATGTGTAAATCGTGCAGCGTTTTATGGAGCGACTCTGATCGCCGCTGGGGCATAAGAAACGGGCAGTGGGTCGCGCATGCGGAATTTACCGGCATTGCTGGATTTGCCATTAACGGACTAAATAGCCCTTGGACGCCATTATCTGATGGCGTTCGTGATTTTCTATCGATGAGAAAGAACCCTGAGCAGCTTAGAGTGTGGACTAATACCTATCTTGGCGAGACTTGGGAAGATCAAGGCGAGACGGTTGATGATTATGCCCTTTCTCAGCGCAAAGAAGATTACTACGGCTATGTTCCTGACGACTGCGTTGCGTTAACTTGCGGCGTTGACGTTCAGGATAATCGACTTGAGCTTACGGTCGTGGGCTGGGCGCGTGATAACGAGTCTTATGTTATTGATCATAGGGTGCTTTATGGAGACCCTAGCACCCCGCAACTTTGGACTCAGCTTGACTCTGTGCTTTTCTCTTCGTATGAGCGAATCGACGGCAGCCAGATGGCGATTATGTCTACAGCCATAGACTCCGGCGGACACTTTACGAACTCCGTGTATTCCTACGCTAAAAAACATGCTGGAAGACGAATATTTGCAATTAAGGGTATTGGTGGCGAGGGTAAGCCTATTGTTGGCAGGCCGTCAAAAAACAATGTCGGTAAGTGCCCCCTATTTCCGGTCGGCGTAGACACAACAAAAGACCTTTTGTTCGCTAGGCTTAGGATTGATGAATATGGCCCTGGATACATTCATTTTCATAATGAGCTTGATGATGAATACTTTAAGCAGTTGACTGCCGAGAAGATTGTGACAAAGTTCATTAGAGGCTATAAAAAGCGCATATTTAAGAAGATTAGAGAGCGAAATGAAGCTTTAGATTGCTTTGTTTATTCGATGGCAGCGTTGGCGATATTAAACCTAGATATCAATACGCTGGCAGATAGGGTAAAATTCAAGCATAATAAGGTTGAAGAACCGTCTAATCAGGACGAAAACAAACGGAAAGGGACGCCATTTATACCTAAAGTTGGCGGTGGATTTGTAAATTCTTGGCGATAGACTATGGCAAACCTATTTGATCCGGCAAATGCCCCTAACGGCGAACCAAAAGAAATCGTTGTTGGCGATTTCGTACAGTGGAAGCGCCCGGACATTGCTCAGGATTACCCAACTTCATCTGGATACACAGCTAAATACATTGGTAGAATTTCTGGCGGACAGTCGGGTGATATACAAATACCTCAAGCTGCTGAAAGCACGGATGAGCATTACATATTTACAGTAGAGTCTAGTGCTAGCTCTTTTTTTGATGCTGGCGTTTATGACTGGCAGTTAGAAATCACGCAAACTTCTTCTGGTAACCGAATTGTTGTTGATACGGGTAATTTCCGCTGTATTGCGGATATGGACAACAGCAGTTCAGACAGGAGAATCCATGCTGAGATTATGGTCGCTAAAATTGAGACCATACTTGAAGGCAAAGCAGATTCTGATGTTTCAAGTTACAGCATCGCCGGTCGATCACTGACCAAAATGTCATTCTCCGAGCTAGTAGAGGCTCGAGACTATTACCGGCGAGAAGTTGTTAAAAATACCAACAATGAGCTTCTCAGGAAAGGTAAGTCTGGCGGCTCTACGATCAAGGTAAGGTTTTAATGGGACTTTTTGATTTTGGTAAATCAAAGAAGCAGGATAAACCTCCTGTAACTTATAAGCGATACTACGCTGGCGCTAGCAAAAACAGGCTACTAGCAGACTTTTTTGAGTCTGAGCGGTCAGCGGACAGCGAACTTAGACCAGTTATTAAGGTATTAAGGGGTAGGTCAAGAGAGCTTGTTCGTAATAACGAATACGCAAAGCGATACATGAACCTAATGAAAACCAATATTGTTGGTGATCGCGGTTTCACTTTGCAGGTTAAAGCTCTTGGCGGTGATGGCAATCTAGACCAGAGCGGTAACGATTCCGTTGAGACGGCCTTCAGAAAGTGGGGAAGGCGCGGAAACTGCACTGTTGACGGAAGGCTCTCTTGGCTTGATGCTCAAAAGCTTGTTGTCGAGGGGCTGGTGCGTGATGGTGAGGTGTTTATAATTAAGCATCGAGCTAACGACCTTCACGACTCATTCTCTTTGCAGTTTATTGAGCCTGATCAGATAGATGAGCAGAAGAACGAGCGCCTAAAGAATGGCAATGAGGTAAGGATGGGTATTGAGCTTGATCGTTTCAAGCGCCCAGTCGCATACTACAAGCTTAACTATCATCCCGGCGATTTTGACTACACTTCTTCCGTATCAAAGAGTAAGCACACTCGGATACCGGCGGATCAAATCATCCACATTTTTATGCCGCTTCGCGCAGAACAAACGCGCGGAGAGCCGTGGATGTCTCCGGTCATGCCTTCATTGAAGCAGCTTGGTGGGTTTAGAGAGGCTGCTGTAATCAATGCGCGTATTGGCGCGTCAAAGATGGGGTTTATTACTACTCCATCTGGCGATGGCTATATGGCTGATGACATGGAAGGTAATACTCCAATCATGGAGATAGAGCCTGGCACTGTTCAGCAGTTGGCCGCCGGTCAGGATTTCACAACCTTTGATCCGACATATCCAAACAATGAGTTCGACAGTTTTCATAAGTCCGTACTGAAAGGTATCGCCTCTGGTCTTGGCATTTCATATACATCGCTATCTAACGATCTAGAAGCAACTTCCTACAGTTCTATTCGGCAGGGCGCGCTTGAAGAGCGTGATTTCTATCGTGATATACAACGCTTTGTTATAGATCACTTTATCCGAGAGGTTTATGAGTCTTGGCTTGGCTCTGCGATGGAGGTCAATAGCTTTGGCATTCCACTTCGGCAGTATGATAGATTTGCCGACTCCGCATCATTTAGAGCGAAGGCTTGGAGTTGGGTTGACCCGCTGAAAGAAATGAATGCGGCTGTCATTGGCATGAAGGCTGGCGTCATGTCCATTCAGGATGTCGCGGCTCAGTATGGAAAAGATGTCGAAGAGCTATTCGCACAAATTAAGCGTGATAAGATGTTGGCAGAGCAATTTGGCGTTAATTATGCCTTAGAGCCTTATGGGGCCGACAAAATTAACGTGATGCCTGATGCTGTTGAGGAAAATGATGCCGAACTACAAGGGCAAGAAGATTGACACCAAGCCAACGGATGGCATGGTCTCCGAGGCTAAACGCGGCCTTGAATGGCGTAAAGAGCATGGAAGAGGCGGCACTGAAGTCGGCGTTTCTCGTGCTCGTGACATCATTAACGGTCGTAATCTTTCTTTTGATACCGTTAAGAGAATGCGCTCTTTCTTTGCTCGACACGAGGTTGATAAGAAGGCTGAAGGCTTTAGTCAGGGCGAAAAAGGTTATCCAAGCGCAGGAAGAATAGCTTGGGCATTATGGGGCGGAGACGCCGGTAAGTCATTTGCAGAAAAAGTGGTGAACGCCATGGAAAAAGAAGATCAAAGATCAGAAGATTCAGTAGAAATACCTGAAGAGGTTGTTCAAGAGGTTGTTGAGCAGGCCGATGAAGATATTACAACTGAAGAAAATACAGACGAGCAGCGAACAGAGACTCCCGATCTCTCTCATCGGGCGATGGCGGTTGAAATGTCGCCCATCAACGAGGAAGAGCGCCGAGTTCGGATTGCGGTATCGTCTGAAGAACCAGTTATGCGGTCATTTGGCAACGAAGTGCTTGAGCACTCCGAAGAAGCCGTTGACCTTTCGTTCTTAAACAGTGGTCGAGCGCCTTTATTGCTTGATCACGACCCGTCTAAGCAGGTGGGTGTTGTAGAATCTGTCGAACTTGATGGCTCGGCACGGAGACTCCGTGCGACTGTTCGTTTTGGAAGAAATGGACTTGCCAAAGATGCGTTCGAGGATGTGGTTGATGGCATCCGCGCCAACATTAGTGTTGGTTATACCATCAATAAAATGGAGCGCAAGGATAAGGACACTTATGTGGCTAAATCCTGGCGTCCCATGGAGGCATCGCTTGTCTCTATTCCCGCTGACGTGACAGTCGGCGTGGGTCGGTCTAGCGAAGCTTCACCCGAACCCGTGATTAAAACTGACTTTAAAGAGGAATCTATCATGTCAGAAAACACTGTAGATATCGCGGCAGTCGAGGCAGAAGCCCGCAAAGCCGCACAAAAGAACGCCGCTCAGATCGTTGAACTAGGCGCGCGTCACAAGCGAAATGACCTAGCTCAAAAGGCTATCCAAGAAGGTCAAAGCATCGAAGAGTTCCGTGGTGAGCTTCTTGACGTTATCGGTAGCAAGTCTGCTCTCGAGCACGTTGAAGTTGGCTTAACTCCTGCTGAGAAGAAGCGATTCTCTATCTTCAATGTAGTTAACGCTCTGTCTAACCCAACTGATCGCCGCGCTCAAGAAGCTGCTGCGTTTGAATTTGAGGTTTCACGAGCTGCTGCTGAGAAGTATGGTCGTAACCCACAGGGAATCATGGTTCCATTTGAAGTTCTTGGTAAGCGTGACCTGAACTCTTCAGACGAAGCTGATCTGTTCTCAGACGACTTCCGTGGCGGTGAGTTCATTGATGTGCTTCGCAACAGCTCTAGCGTAATGCAGGCTGGCGCACGTTTGTTGAACGGTCTTTCAGGCGATGTCAAGATTCCAAAGAAGGCAACTGCTGCCTCTGCGGCTTGGATCAACACTGAAGGCAGCGCAGCTTCTGAGTCAGAAATGACTACAGGAAGCGTAAGCATGGTTCCTCGCCAGCTTGCAGCGTTCACTGACATCACACGTCAGTTGCGTCAGCAGTCAAGCCTTGACGTGGAAGCTTTGGTTCGTGACGACCTTGCCCAGGCACTTGCTCTGGCTATCGACCTTGCTGCATTGCAGGGCGATGGAACTGGCGGCGCGCCAACTGGCATCAAGAACGTCAGCGGAATCAACACTGTAGACTTCGGAGCATCACCTGTATTAGTGCCAAGCTATGCTCAGGTCGTTGCGATGGAAACTGCTGTTGCTGAAGACAACGCTCTTATGGGCAACCTGTCTTACATCATGGGCGCGGCTATGTACGGCGCATTGAAGACTACCGAGAAGGCAACTAACACTGCTCAGTTTGTTGTAGAGCCTGGCAACACCATCAATGGTTACAACGCGATCCGCTCTAACCAGTGTGCTGCTGGCGATGCGTTCTTCGGTAACTTTAGCGACCTGCTGGTCGGTATGTGGTCAGGTGTTGACCTTACTGTAGATCCATACAGCCTCTCTACTTCTGGAACTGTTCGCATTGTTGCGTTCCAAACTGTAGA